AGTGTTGGAGGCCCACATGGGATTCGAACCCACACCCTGAAGTTTACAAAACTACTGCACCGCCGTTGTGCTAATGGGCCATGAGGGGAATTAGTTTACTCTGGTCTTCCCCGAAACAGAGATTGGATTGGACGCCTTATAACGTTACCGCACTTTTCATCGGTCTGACTCCGCAAAGACAGGTGGCTATTTTGGTACTGGTTTTATTTATCGGTACGCCACCTGTCCAGTTAAACTCCCGTCATATTTTTAGTTAATATGAAAACTGCAACCAAAACCCTTAAAAGTTGCCAGCACGTCTGCCGTTTTTTATGATAAAACATCTGGGTCAATGGTACTCACGGCTTGGATTGAACAAGCGACCTATGCTTTATAAGAACATTGCTCTGACCGACTGAGCTACGTGAGCGTTATTTTGGGCGATATTCCGTACAGTGAAGATAAGTCATTTCTTCTCTACAGCGTTTCCAGTGCGGATTGTCTTTCTTACATGCACAATAGCAATCGTTAAATCCCCCTAAGTGGTGCAAGCAAGTGTGACATGCTGGTTTCTGTGGTTGTTCCATTGACTAACCTCTACTTTCTACTACATTATACCATATATATTTATTATTGTCAATACCATTTAAAATTATTCCTGAAAATATTAAAAAGGCAATCTTTTTTAACCAAATTGGGTATAATAATATTGAGACTTTTCTCGGAGGTATGGATGAAGAGCGATTTTGAGTTGATACAAACTATTTTACCACAAACACAGGAAAAAGTCAACATATATCCTATTGGAGATCCACAGGTTGGGTCACCTAATTTTTCAAAAGAACTGTTTTGGGCTTGGCGAGATAAGGTTTTGTCCGATCCGTTTGGAAAAGTTGTTATTGTTGGTGACATGTTAAACAACGCCGTCAGGAATGGCAAAACAAATGTCTATGGCGAATTAATGCGACCAAGTGTGGCAAAATCTTGGTTGACAGAAAACTTGAAACCAATTGCTCATACTGTCATTGGTGGTGTTCGTGGCAATCATGAAGCACGTTCTGTCAATGAAGTGGACGATTGCCCCTTGTACGATGTGATGTGCAAACTTGATTTGGAAGACTTGTATCGTGAAGAAGCGTGTTTTATCAAGTTGAATGTTGGGAAAAAGGCGAACGGAAAGCAAGTAAGTTATACTTTGGTACTACAACACGGCACGAGTGAGAGTAAAACAGAGAAATTTGGGTACGCAATTGACAATATGGACGTTTACTTCACTGGCCACGTTCATCGCCCAAAAAGTTCATTTCCAGCCAAAATAGTTATTGATTCACATAATAACGTGGTTAGATTGGTTGATTTTACACATATTATTGTCCCAAGTTTTGATAAATTTGGTGGGTACGTGCTTAGAGGGCAGTATTTACCACAGTCCAGCAGTAAAATACCTGTCGTAGAGTTATCCGGCAGAGAAAAAGAGGTAAGTGTACATTGGCTCCCACTAAAGTTTTCGTGATTTTTAACGATGAGGAATTTAAAAAAGAGGATATTTTGAAAATCATCAAGGAAGAACAGTATCCTCACGTGTTCTATTTTGGAGATCCGGTTAAATATATCCGTGACGAAGCGGATTTAATGGATGCCGATGAAGTGTGGTGTTTTGGAAAATGCAATTCCTTGATGGCATATCACAAAGCTGTTAAATTTAAATCGGATATATGGGTAATGGGATGAACAATAATTGGACGGTTTATATTCATATTTCACCATCTAATAAATATTATGTTGGTATAACTTCCAAAGAAGCATATAAAAGGTGGCAAAATGGAAAAGGTTATAGAGCAAATAATCTTTTTAATCGCGCAATACTTAAATATGGTTGGGAAAATTTTCAACATTGTATAATTGCTTCAAATATAAATGAACAAGAAGCGAAACATTTTGAACAATTATTAATTGAAAAATTAAATTCAAATGATGATAAATATGGATATAATCTAACTAAAGGTGGGGATGGTTGTAAAGGATTAAAACATACATCAAATTGGAAAAAAAGACAAAGCGAATTTATGAAATTAAACAATCCAATGTATGGTAAAACAAAGGAACAACATCCACATTTTGGTAGAACTGGTATAAAACATCCCCGATATGGTATAAAACGAGAAGATCACCCTTGTTCTCGTCCAGTGTATTGTATTACAACAGATGAATATTTCGAATGTGTTCGCAGTGGTGCTGAAAAATACAAAACATATGGGTCAGATATAAATAAATGTTGTACAGGAAGATTAAAATCTGCTGGAAAATCTCCTAATGGTGAAAAATTAATATGGAGATACGTTAATGAATCTCAATGAAATTGAAAAATATGTTCAAATTATAATTCCTAATATTGAAAAATCATTAATCGACAAGACAAAATCTAAAGATGAATTATTCGAATTGTATAATTTATATAAGGATTGTTTAAGACTTATTGCACCATATGATTTTATAACTTATAATAAATATTTGGAATTTAATGAAGATAAAACACAAGATACTCTGGGTTTTTATCATAAAAGAAAACATCATTTATCAGAGCTGTTTAATGCCCTTAATCGCATGGAAATTTACGATGAATACGACACACTTTTAGTATCAATGCCCCCTCGTTGCGGAAAAAGTGTAACTAATTTACGGTTTATATCATGGATAATGGGCAGAAAACCACTTCATACACAATTGGCAATATCTTATTCTGATGCCATAACAAAATCATTTTATACTGGTGTAATGGATATAATTACAAGTTCTGAATTCAATGAAGTTTTTCCAGACAGTAAACTCGTTGCTCAAAACGCAAAGGATCAAAATATTTGGTTAAATAAAGTTGGTCAATATCCAACAATATCTTTCATTCCAATTGAAGGTAGTATGACTGGTCGTGGACAAGGTACAGATTATATTTTTTATGACGATTTAGTATCAGGAATTGAACTAGCCATGTCACCAACTAGGCTTGATAAGTTATGGCAAACATATTCAACTAACTCGCGTCAAAGAAAACTAAAAGGATGTCGTGAGGTGCATATTGCCACGCGATGGAGTGTTCATGATCCAATGAGTCGTTTAGAGCGTGAAATTGGCAACTCATCTAGATTTAAAAGTATAAAAATGCCATGTTACAACGATCTCGGGGAAAGTAATTTTGATTTTCACGGTGGATTTGATACTGCTTATTATAAAGATATTGAAAGATTGATGGACCCATTATCTTTTCAAGCACTTTATATGTGTCAACCAATAGAACGAGAAGGTCTATTATATCATGAAGATGAATTTCAATATTATTTTCAATTACCACAAGAACAACCTGATACAATTGTTGGAATTTGTGACAGCAAAAACATGGGTAAGGATAATGTTTCTGCTATTACTGGTTATGTTTATGGTGACTTCTGTTATATAGATGATGTTGTGTATAATAATGGTTTACCAGATGTTACACGTCCACTTGTTGCTAATATGTGGGTAAAACATAATGTCGTTCGTGCTGACGTTGAAATGAATAACGGTGGCAACTACTATGCAGAGGACTTGGATCAAATGATTCATTCACTCGGTGGAAAAACAAGCATCAGAATGTTCTTTAGTTCAAATAACAAGTTGACTAAAATAATAACATATTCTGATTTTGTAAAAAAATATTTTATATTTAGACACCCATCAACTTATCATCCAAATAGTGAGTATGGTAGGTTTATGAAGGACGTTTTAAGTTGGACACAAACAGGTAATAATAAGACAGATGACTCTGTTGATTCGCTGGCCATGCTTGCCCAATTGGTACAGGAATTGGAAGGTAATGCTGTCAAATTTTTATCACGAAGAAAGTTGGGTATTTAATAGATGCTATTAAAAGGTCGAAGAAAGATCGTTACAGAATTTGGTAGTGATGCTTTACGAGATTTTGCGACTTTGGCCAGTGTTTTAAACACAAGTCGTGAAACACATATTGTAAATAAAACCGAAATTGATTATCTAGTTGATTATAAAAATGGCAACCAGACTATTTTGGAAAAAGAAAAGACTGTTCGCCCAGAGATCAATAACAAACTGGTTGTCAATCATGCACAGATGATTACTCGTGCAGTAAT